AACAAACAGGCTCCGGCAGCCAAGCCAATTCAATGTAGACGCCGGCCGGCTCTTCAATGAGGTAGTTCCATGCGGCGACTGCCTTTGCAGAGTTACCAACTAAAGTGATCTTGGTGTTGGTCCATGGAGCAACGGCACCATTGCGAAGAAAGAATACTTCGAAAATATCGGTTCCGGAATCGGTCTTTTCTAGTTGCAAGCTGAACTGAATGTTGTATCTGCCAGCATGAAGGAACCCGATTTTAGATTGATCCGTAATGGTAACGCCGTCGCTTATATATGCGGTGTTGAACTTTACTCGATTCACTTCCGCGAGGTTAGTCTGAGTCGTGGTGTCGAAGAAAGCGCCGGCATAGCCCTGCCTGCCTATCATGTTCAGAAGAGTGCCACCGGGAGTGACTCCATCTGAGATTCTAAGGAACCCCGTCTCAGCATCGTAGAACAGTTCGTTGTTCCTGCCTATGAACTGGGTGACATCTGTGCCACCCAGCTTTTCTGGGAATAGTACGTTGGTTTTCATTTGGTGTTGCTCTTGTGTGCGTTAGCTAGGTGCTGCAACGCTTCCTTCTTGGTCTTGAACCCCGTCTGACTATACTGGTTATTCTCAGGTGTAGACCCATACCAGGTACCGTGGCGGTTATGTTCCCCTGCATTTACAGTGGCGACCCAATGCCGAACATCTTTTCTAGAAGAAACGATTCTTGAGCCCGCAGACTTCTTGTCTTGGTAGCCGGAGTAAGAGCTGACGTGACCAACGTGCTTGCCTTCGTGGTAAACGTCATGGTGTTCCTTGGGTTGACCGTTTGCGTGCTCGCCCACCGACTTCTCGACATTCTTCTTAACTTCAAACTTTACGCCAACAGAAGCCCCGGTGGATGGACTATTGGAAACGAAAGCTGCCTCCGCCAAATACTGCTTGAACGTGATCATTTATTCCAACCTTTCTTGAAATCTGAACTGAAGTTAGCCTTGGAGAATTCCATGCGATCCACTAACTTTACTGCGCCTCGATCTGAGATTGCAACAAAGCCCTCAGCGCCCGTAACTTGGAAACCGGAGTTTGTCTTGAGTAGCGTTTCGATGTTCGATGCTCGGTTCATCTTGGCGATAACCACTGCCTTGGCTTCTGCGATCTTCTGCGACAGTTCAAACACCGCAATCAGTTCGGACTTTGGGTGCAGACTGAAGAAGTTCAACACCTTGCTTCGAGCTTCGGTTTTGCGTTCCTTTGCCGCCGAAGACTTCAGCCCGACAATCTCTTTTTCGTAGCGATCGAAGATGAACTGATAAAGACCATCTACGTGCGCCGCCACGTCTGTAACCTTCTGCCCAGCACGAATCTTGCTGTTGTTGTATGTATTAACTAACATCAACAGAGTGGGGTCTTTGTGGATGGCATTTACCACCGCGGATGGCATGCGCTGAAACTTACGACCAATGTCTGTCATTAGCACATCAAAGTTCTTGCGCTCCGCATCGGTGAAAGTGGCTTGTCCTGTGACGTCTTTGTAAGTTGCGTCTTCCATCCATGCGGTACGCGTCTTGATGAATCCAGAAGCGATGTCTTTACCAAATGTTGGCTTGAGGTCAGCAATGGTGTTGCCCTCGTAGGTGGTATGCCAGACAATACCGATGTTTGATTTGGCTATCTTCTTTCCAAGCGGTGAATCCGCTTCGACCGCATAAACGATGGTGTTGGGGTGGAAAGTGATATGCTTGGTGCCGTTAATCATCTCGTACTTCAGAGAATCGGCAGTGAACATGATGTCGCCCTGATATACGCCCGTCATACCCAGCTTCTTGCATTCGTCAAATGCTACCTTGAGTTTGTGTGCCAGATCACCAGACGTATCTGCTTCGATGTCTGCGTGACTGTAGTAGAGCTTTGGGTTCTTGTTGAATATACTTTTCTTGGCGACAAAGAACTTCCCGTTCTCCGGGTTGATGCCAGATACTACAGCTGGGCTCCCGTCAAACTTAACGCTTGCAACTGTACTCTTATTACCACTACCTTGGCTCAGCATATCGCGAACGTCTCTAAGGAAGTTGATAGCCAATCGAGTGCCATCAACACCTAGATCGAATATAAGATCTTCCACATGGGTCATATGTCCCTTGCTTACACCAACTACTTCTTGCGCTTCTCGCAAGTATTGTTTGAATCTTATCATAATAGGCACTTGATGTTAGCTTTGGATTCTTGGATCGTTACGGTCTTGCCGTCTATCGGCGAAATGTTATAGGGTGACGAGTTCTTGGGTAGAGCGAACTCAATAGTAAATGTGAACTGGTAGCCCTGTCCACCGATCCTCCCTTTAGACTTTTCTTCGGCTTCTGCTTTAGTCACACCCTTTGACTGGCAGCGAACTCGCGCCGTAATCTTACAAACATCTTCGAACTTGGGAACTGGCGGCTGCCCGAGTTCCTTCATGCGAGCATTCAAGCCCAGTGGGTCGTGGTTGCCAAGCAGGTAAAACCCGTGAGTTCCGACGTTCAGGTAATACGTTTTCTTAAGGTTGTAATACTTGGTCATCGAGTCGGACGGAAGAACCATCTTGATGTCTGGGCATGTCTTCAAATCGAACTGATATCTTTCCCGAAGTGGGATCTTGACCATCTGCCGCTCCCACTCTGCGGTTCGGTCTGCGACGTTATAGATGGGAGTTTCCCATTTCTGGTTGATCTGGTTTAATGCCCCAGAAGACTTCGCCAATTCAGCAAGGAATTGCTTCTCTGTCTCGTCGTGGTCGATCTCTCCGAATCTCCAATGGGGACTAGAGTTCGCATACGCTTTGATCACCAGGCTCCCACCCGCCGTGGGGCTGATCTTCAGTTCGCAGCCGGCTTCTTTGCCTCTTACCGTAAGCATTAGATCTGGGCGGGTGTGGCTAGCGCCAGCAGTGATGCCATCTGATAGATCTAGTTTTTTGAGGAACTTGGTGGAGTTTTCCTCGTACACGAACCCTTGTTGAGCCGCCATTAGGAAATACTCCTAACTGATGATGTTCTTTTAGTCATAGGAAAGCCCCATAAATTATATCAACTATTTATGGGGCTTGGTAGTTCTATTTAGAACTTGAAAGAGCTAAACACAGGAACGCATAAATAGGTGGTAGTCGCGGTGCGCTAACACCCACTACCTCTAGTCAACAATCAAAAAGGAAACATATGACCAGCCCTGATATATATGCCGGTTTGTCGGCAAAGCCCTCTAAATATCTTACAACATACATTTTGCTTGTTGAGAAACGAATAGAGTTTCCTCTTCACAAAGAAGAATATGGCGAAAGACATCACATTGTGCCCAAATCTTTTGGTGGAGGTAACGATAAAACGAATTTGGTTCGGTTTAGCGCAAGAGAACACTTCATTGCACATCGACTACTTGAAAGAATGTACCGCAATGACGCTTCGAATACAGCCCTTTGGATGAAAATGGCTAATGCGATATGGAAAATGACGAACGCCGAAAACCGTCACCAGGAACGACATAAAGTTAATTCTCGCACTTTCGAAACATTAAAAAGAGTAAAGGCTAAAGCAAACCGCGCCGCCAACACCGGTCTCAAGTTTTACACCAATGGTAGTGAAAACAAAAAATTCATACCTGGCACAGAGCCCAAGGGATGGTGGTTAGAAGGGCCCACCAAAGGTGCTTTATTGGGCAAGAGAAGATACACCAACGGTAATTGCGCAAGGTTATTCCTTGAAGGAGAACAACCACCTGGATGGGTTCTAGAAGGGAATAACTTGGGTAAAACTTGGTTTACCGATGGTGTTTCTTATAAGAGGCTTGCAGCGGGTAATCAACCAGATGGTTGGTGGGAATCCGGCACCTGCGTAGGCATGTTATGGTTCACTGACGGTACTGAAAATAAAAAGTTCTTTCCTGGAGAAGAACCAATTGGGTGGCTTCCGGGCGGGCCCAACAGAGGTAAGAAATACTATACCGATGGGATTTCCGTAAAGAGGTTTGTTCCGGGATCTCAACCAATTGGTTGGTCAACCACTCAATTGAAAAGCTATTCGGTTTATACCAATGGTGTAGAAACGATACGGTGTTTATCTAATGAAAAACCAGATGGTTGGGTATCGGCAAATCCAACTAGAAATTCAAAATGGTACACCAACGGAACGGAAAATATCAGACGCTCAGAGGGAAGCCAACCATCTGGTTGGCTTCCGGGAGTTACTAGGAAATCTAAAACTTAAATGATGATGTGTCGATACGCTTGGTTCTAGTTCTTCCGACTATTTGTTGATCATCGGGAACACCAACTATACCTTCTTGCGCCGACTGCTCAACGTCATAAAGGGTAGATTTTGCAAAATCTACCCCAATGACAAACCTACCACCAGGCGCACCATATCTGTTTTTTAACACTCGAACCATCACCTGTCCCAGTTCATCGAGCTCTTCTGTACGAATTAAACCGATATAGAGGTCGAGAGAAAAAACAATCTTCATTGAGTCCGAAGTATCGGTCATGTCCATATCAGAACTGTCGATGCCGCCTCGATTGATCTGCATACCCGTCAACACCGGCACATCGTATTCTTGAGCCAGGCTACGTAACTCTTCGGCTACCGAACCAAGAACAGTGTACGAGTTAGCTGAAGAATTCTTTACTCGCTGCGATGAACAGATGCCCAGGTAGTCAATCACAATCAAATCAGCTTTGAAGTTCTTCTTCGCCTTGAGCTCTTCAATCAAAGCGCGGAAATGACCGGCATGAGCAGAGCCGGTCGGGTATTCCTTAATGATTAGCTTACCGATAGACTTGGCTTTGAGCTTGTCGATCTTGGTGTTGAACGTGTCTCGATCAAGGTGCTTAAGATCTTGCATCCGAACGTTCATGAGGTTGGCATCGATACGTTCTGCGATCCGTTGCTCAGACATTTCGAGAGAGATATAAAGAACGTTCTTGCCTTGCTTCAGGGTGGACGCAGCAATGTGACACATCGCCACAGATTTTCCTCCTCCTGTTTTCGCGGCGATGGAGCTCAAAGTCCTTTTGCGCAGACCAACATCGCCAGTAATCTTGTTCAGGAGTTCAATATCAAAAGGAACGCCTTCTTCCTTGGAATGGTAGAAGTCGAAACGAGCATCGGCATCTTCAGTGTAGTCGTGCCCTACCTGGGTGTCGAATGTCAATGCCAGCGCATCTTGCAGCAAAGACGGAATGGCATCCTCGCTTCTCTCGCTATCTTCTCCGTCAATGATCTGGATACTATCGAGGATAGCCAAATAGACCGCACGTTTCTGATAGAACTTCTCGGTCTCGGTCATCAACCATTCGTTGTTGGTCGGCTCGGTTGAGATCTTTTTAATGTACTCGGGGATCTCTTTAGCGTCTGATTGATTGAGATCTTTCCTGTTCAAGATCTCAATCTCAAGGATGTCTCGAGTAATCAGCTTGTTGTACTTGTTGAAGTAGTTCGTAACCTCACGAACAATGAACTGGTCGTTGCGCTCTTCGAAGAACTCCGTCTTGGTGAAGGGCAACACCTTGCGGCAGAACTCTTCATCGTGAATCAGTCCAGAAATAATCTTATCTTCAATTCTCATCTAGTCCGCCATAATAAGCCACAGGGGCTTCGCTCTGCTGGTTTTTAAGATACCAGACCACAAAATCACCTATAGCGTGCTCAAAAGATTGTTTGTCGGAGGGCACAGCGCCCTCTACCACATCATAATTATAACTGATGCGCAGCTGACCGTCAACTTCGTTGAATTGAACTGCGCCGACTACAAAGGAGACATCGGGGTATCGGTCGAGCGTGATGCCCAACCGAGGAACCCCATTGATTTCAAGTTCCTCGGTTTTGAACATTAGTCTTCCATCATTTCTTCTACAGCATTGTCCACGTCCTCAACCATTGGTTGAGCCAACATATAACGATTTTCAACTTTCTGCTTGAACGTCGAATCATTCAGTACGGGGTTCCAGAAATCATCGTTATCTTCGATGTCTTTCTTACGCCACTTCTTGTCTTCGACCTCGCCGGTGGACAGGTCTACTTTACTATACCAGCCAGAGCTAGGTGAAACGACAGCGCCAAGCTCGATGCACATGTCCAAGAGCCCCGAGTATTTCTTGATACCCTGTTCATAATTGACCGTGAAGGGGAACTTTGCCTTCTCTCGAACATATCGAGACTTATGGATGTTCAGTGTGAAATGCCATCCATTGAGTTCTCCGTCCGAAGCCTTATCTTGCGATTTGGTAATAACGAAGATGGTATTTGGGCTATATGTCAAGCTCGTTCCACCTGGGATAACAGTTTTTGGGAACATGCCGATTTCTTGGTACACGTGATTAATCATGAAGCAAGGCAGTAGCTTCTTATTGAGTTGCACGGTGACCAATCGTAGAAGGGATCTGATTGCTTTTGCTCTGGACATGTCAGCTACCGATTTTTCATCGAGTGCATCCGTTCCTTCTTTTTTACTCGCGATCTGCCCGATCGAATCAACCAAGAAGAAAACCTTGTCTCCCTTATTGATTTCATCCAACTTCTTAACAAAGTCAAACTTCAATTGTTCCACGTGTTCTACGGGGATGTGAATGACTCGGCTTGGGTCAATACCAAACGATTTGATATACTGCGGGTTGCAACCGCCTTCCGAATCGTAAAGGATTCCAATCGCATCCTTATGTTTGTCCAGATACGCTTGCATACAATAAAGTGCAAGCGCAGTCTTGAAGGTCTTAGATTCGCCAGCAAGAACCGTTAGACCACTACCAAATCCACCATCTACCTTACCAGAATAAGCGATATTGATGATTGGTAAAGAAGTCTGTACCAGGTCCTGTGGTTTGAACATATCCGAATCTGTTAGGATGGATGCGTCTACACTGCCAGCCTTAAGGAGGCGTTGAATCAATTTACTCATAATTTTCCTTTAGTTTATGAACCGACTTTGATTTCTACGTGGGTCGGGATACCACATGCTTACTTATCCGAAGAAATCTTCCAGGCTGGCTTGGTGCTCGATCTTCCAACCGATAGGCTCGACCAGAGTCTTCATTGCCTCACCGAAGCTCTTATCAAACATTAGGTCATAGTCAATGTACGGTTCCAGCCCAAACTCTTTCGGCAGCTTATCCACGAACCCAATCACGTTTTCCTTGAAAGGGTTGGGCATCTTCAGATACACGAACTTGATCTTGTTTCCCTCGCCGATCAATTCGTATGTTCCTTCCAGACCCATCTTCTTGATGTAGTGGTTATGGAGCAGAGCGGCGCGAACGTGGATGGGACAACCCTTGGCGTAGATAGGACTACCAGCATAGGTGGTCAGACCATTCACGCCTCGAGGGAATGCGATCTCGTTCAAGGTAAGCGATTTGTGCTTGCCCTTGAAATCTGCAACATAAGATTGCACCGATAGTTCTGTTCCGGTCAGTACCTGTTTGATGCCACCCTTGAGCGTTTCTCGCACAGCGGGAGGGGTGGATGAGCGAACCATCTCCAGTCCCGTTACCTTGATCTTGGGCTCCGTGTACTGCACGCCCTCGGAGTTGTGGACTATCATAGCATAGCGCTTCTTAGCAACAAAAACGGCAGCAGAACTGATAGCTTCTCGTTTCATTATCAATTTTTGGTCATACGCATTCATGTAATCTTTAAGGTTGGTGTAACTCTTATTGATTACCTTTTGCATCACGCCATCACAGAATCGATCTAACCAAGCAACTGTTTCATCTATAGATTTGTTCGGGAAGAACTTGTCTACTAGCGGTGCCATATTAAGGTAGGAGCTGTCTGTATCGTTAGCAACAACAAAATCGGAACCTGTAGTGCCGCAAGATTTGTTCATAAAGGCGTTGAGGTCTTGCGAAACCCAACGGATCGCCAGTTGCCCAGACATAGTGATACCTTCGGCAATGCGAGTGTCAAAGAACCGAAAATACGGAGAAGCGCAGGCACCATAAGCAGCATTGATCATTTATGTTCGAGCAGTGTCGTTAATACTGCCCCGACCTCTGGGGTCAGCTGTATATTCCTATACAGATCAGACTATATCATCAACCACGTGGGTTGTTCCGCGCTTCCACTCACTTAAGTGTACGCCACAAGGGCTAGTCGTTACACCTTCCCCATTATGGGGCTTGGCTCGGTATTGTCCGTTCTGGAGTTCCACCGAATTCACGGAATTTTCTTGGTTGGTTGCCCAACCAAGCCTCTATCTTAAAGGATCTTGACTGCCATCTGCTTGGCGTTCAGGCTACTGATTTCAGCACCCCTTAGCTTTATCAAAGCAATCAATTCGCTGTCTGACAATTTGTTCAAATCTTCCATCATTTATTTCCTCACAAGTTAGTCTAATTATACCGAACCCATTTTTTGTGGCATCTTCGCTGTGTTTGATGTCTTTCAGAATCTGTTTTTCTTGGCTGTGAAAGTAAAGTCCATCACATTCAACAATCAAATTGAAATGTGGTAAATAGAAATCATATCTATGACCTCCCTTCCGAATTTGAAACTGCTTAACATAGTATAACATATTTTCTACGCACCATCTTTCGAAGGTCAATTCTATTCCGGTGTCGTAATATTTCCCGTCAAGATGCATACGAAACACCCCAACTACGCCTTCGTTGGCTAACTCTCTCATTTTCTGTTTGTATGCATCTTTGCTCGTGAAGACTCTTGTTCCATCAGCGCTATTTCTAGCAATAACGCCCCATTCGTCAAGAAGAATCTTGAGTGTTGAGTGTGTAATGTTAAACATTTTTCTGATCTGGTTACTAGAAATTTGTTCTTCGAAGTGAAGACGAATAAACACTTCTTTCGTCAAACCATCATTGGTTTTTCTCTTTTCTTTTTGTTTGGCCCTTGACGATTTTGATGTTCCTTGTTTGAGCATGCCTTGACCAGATTCTAAGATGCATTTTCTAACATAGTGGTAGTTTAAGTTATACTCTTTACTAATTTCCATGGCAGAAGCCCCAGCACTAGAAAGTTGGAGAACCAGCGCAAAATTCTTTTCCATCCACTCTCTTTTCTGTTCTTGTATTCTTTTGCTTGGGCTTTCTTTATTGAAAGGAAATTTGTGTTTCCTGCAAATCCCATAGACGTCATTGTATGACAAACCTGTCAGTACAATCAATTCCTGAAGTGTAGTATTTTCTGACGCGTGCTGTTTTACTTTTTCGATTTTGTCCACGGGATAGCCTTTCAGTTGAATTTTAAACTCTATATTTAGAGTTATTCAATCTTCAAGCCTCTCTCTTTGGCTATCGCCATTAGGTTCGCATATTCTTGCTCTACTCGAAGCATGTCCTTCTTAACCAAAGAACGCATACGGTAAAAGTGGTCCATCAACTCAGGCAAAAACCCTCTCTTGTCTTTTTTGAACGTATGACCGTTTGCTGCCAGCGAAATGTTGCGTTCTGGTAGATTGTTTAAATTAAACTTCTTCTCTAGAAGACCGTCAATATCCACAGATACAAATTCATGGTTAATGGTGTCTGGGCTCATGTTCCCCCACATCATCAAATGTGGGTACAGACTTTGTAGGTCGAAGGAAACCACCCACTTATGTTTCCCTACTTGCGGTTCTTTTACATACCCGCCGGCGATCTGACCAGAGGACTTGGTAATCTTTTGCTCGGGTACTACAATTCCTTTACCTTTGAGATGGTTGTAGATGATCGAATCCCACGTCCGGATAGGACTGAACACCTCATCTGGGTTGATCTTAGCCATATACGCGATGGTGTATGCCAACTCGATCAGCTTCAGCTTTCGATCAAGTCGCTCAACCAAGAACACGTCGATTATGTTGTACGCAACGAAGGTTTGCCATGCTAGGTTTCTGCATTCTTGTTCTGCTTCCTCCCTCATACGGATAATCTGTTCATCAGAAAACGAGCTCAAATTCATAATAATCCTAAAAAATATATTTTAACACTCAGACTAGGCGATGTCAA